GTACAAAACTATCAACCTTATTTTATGGTACTTTTCGACTAATAGTCAATAAAATCAAGAAGGGGATACATGAATAAGAAAATGATTGTCAGAATTAATAATTTAACTAAACTCCTCTAATCGTGAAGAGCTTTTACTTCTTATAATAATACGGATGCCTTTTCGCTATCTCCTCATATGTCCCCGTATCTTCAATCTCAAACCCCATAGAGTTGCAAAAGTCGTGTGTTAACGTGTAGATTTCATCCATGTTAACTACATCGTCCGGTTCCAGTCTTAGGCGACAATCCCAACAATGGATTTCAAGTAGTTTCTTCATATGTATCATCTCTCCTTTTCTGAATAATTCAGCTTTGGAGAGAGCAAATCCTTCGACTTCACGAATTTGACATAAAAATAACTAATCTCAAATGAAAAGACTATGCTGATTATGTAAAGGATTTCCTATCTCTTTACCGAACTGTTATTATTAAAAAGTAATCATTAACATTCAGGGGGATATTTATGATGATTGATTGGACTGACGTCAAACCTTCCTACTTTGAACAGTTTATCCACTACGTTATAGGGAAAGTAGGTTTTGTTAATAGAGAATGGTTCGGTAGAGGTGGAAGTGATAAAGGGAGAGACGTGGTAGCATATAAACTAGAAGAATTACCATTCAATTTTAGTTATCAAAGAAAATGGATTTTCCAATGTAAACGTTGGAGAAAAATGCCTACTAATACTCAAATTATTAACGAAATCAATACAGCTTCTCAACATAAACCTGATTTTTGGGTTATGGTAATTCCGCTAAATCCTACAGCAGATCAAATTGATTTTTTAAATTATTTAGATAGTAACTATCCTTTTAAAATCATAGTCATTCCTTTAGTTGCTATTCAGGAAATACTACATACATTCCCCGAAGCTCGAAACATACTTGTAAATGGGGATCTTAATGAAGGGAGTTTAGATTCTTAATGTATCAGTTAATATATGATGAACTAAAAAATGAAATTATTCAAATTGACCCAAATGGAAAATCAACGACTATTGCGAATGATTATCCATCAGAACCAGTCTTTTCTCCAAATGAACAAAAAGCCATCTATATTAGCCCATTAGAATGGGAATGTCCAGGAAGTCTCTATTTATACAATTTGGAAAATGGGTATATTGAAGAAATAATTTCTCCGACAGCAGAAGTAATGTCTGATATTCCAAAGTATGCTATTTGGCTAGATGATAATAATATCGGTGTTATCATAGGATTTAGTATGGGTACAGTGGCAGTTGGTGGAAATGTATTTATTTATAACATAGAGAATAAATCACTCCAGCAGGTAACGAATTATCCAAGCGAGATACAAGTAACCCAAATAATTAAACACGAAGATTATCTAGAATTACAAGGTATACAATATACTGATAGTATTCTAAATAATTTTAAAGAATTTCACGAAAAACTTTCTTTATCAAAAATTGCCCCTCTCGAATGAGAAGGGCTTTTTTTGTCACTTCACACGCAATTTCTGTCCAATACGGATCATATAATCATCATCAAGCTTATTCCATTTTTTGATTTTCGCAATGGTCGTATCATATTTTTTAGCAAGCTTTGATACGGTGTCACCTTTTACGATGGTGTGGCATTTCTTGTCATCAGCCTTCTTCTTTTTCAAATCAAATGCTTTAACAATCCCATTTACATGACCTTGTGCAACATCTTCAATAAATGCAGCCTTTTTCAAAATAGCAGCTTCATCAGGATTGGAGATATAAAGGCTTTCCGTCAGTAAAGCTGGCATATTCGTTGTTCTTAAGACTTGTAGATTCTTTTGTTGCAGTCCACGATCACGCACTCCATACTTTTTGATTTCCTTCATGATTTCAGCGTGGATAATTTTCTGATATTCTTTTGATTTTGTTGAAGCTTTTGTGTAAATATAATCCTCATAACCGGTTGATGTCTTAGACGCTGAATTGATGTGAATAGATAAGAAGAAGTCAGCTCCCCAAGCATTTGCTGCCTTCGCTCGTTCTGATAGCGTTGGATAAGTATCCCCTGTACGACTCATTTTAACCTCTACATTTTCATATGCAGCTAATATTTCTTTTACCCGTTTAGCAATTTTCAAGGTTAAATCCTTTTCGAGCAATCCATTTCCAACTGCTCCTGGATCTTTACCGCCGTGACCCACATCAATAAAAATCCTAATTAACCCTTGCTTTGATAACACGTTGACCATCATTTATTCCCCTTTCTTTTTGAAAACATGGGTGTTTTTCCACACTGCAAATAGATTAATAACAAGTGTCACAAATGCAGATAGGACTAATACAAAGGCATTAATACTCTCTTCGTTAAACCAATCAAACTTAATTCCGATTGTGCCAAAGAAAAAAAGAAGGGCTGTCAAGAACCCTCCTAGCAAAGTAAATACATCCTTTTTCATTCTAAACTTCTCCTTTCATCTCAATAGAATCAAGTCGTCTATGCGCTTGTTTTGAGCTTTCTTCCACACGAACAACACGTTCATTCAAGGCTGCAACTTGCTTCTCGTTCGCTTTAATATCAATTCTGATAGATTCAACGCCTTGATTAATGTTGTCTAGCTTTGTCCTTATCACAGCCGATTCAGAAGCATCGTTCCGCATATCTTTATCTCTATTGCGGGTTAAAGTTAACAACCCCAAAACAACTCCTGTTGCCGTACACAATAGCCCAATAAGCGTGATTAAAAATCCAATTGAAACATTCATTCATCCACCCGCTTTACATAAAAAATAGCCCTGCTCGGCACAGGGCATTTCTTAGATCATGAAGTTGTTTGTTAATTTATTAAAGCTCGTATGGCCAAAATAATGATAATCCACATTGGAATGGAGAATAACGCTCCCCACATGCAGCCTTTGAAGAAATTCATAGCAGCACTCCTTTAGACATAAAAAATACACCTTACTGAGCAGGTGTTTGCGGGTTTAGTGCTTCTTCAACTTGTAGGCGATATTGCGTTGGTACTTGATCAATTGTCATATATCCATATTTTACGGCATTTGTATACATGTTTATCATGCAGGTTGCCCCCCTTCTAAATTTTCAACTCTTGATTTTAAATCCGCATTTTCTGCCATTAATGTTGATAGCATCATGGCTGTAAACTCTGCATTTTGCATCATCATAGCAAGTAAATTAGCCATCATTTCAGAGTTTGACTGCTTGCGCATTTCCTCAACATCTTGATCAAATTCTTCTGGTGTTTTACCTAATTGCTGTAATACTCTTTGCAACAACTCATCCATATTAGAGGCCCCCCGCTTTTAATCGTTTTAGTACGTCATATAAAATGTTTGTATTTACTGAAGTCGCCGTTGTGTTATCCTCGACCTTTTTCGTTGTATCTTCTAACGCTGCACGGATGTTATTGGCAAATTGGGCTGATACATTAACCGGATTTGCTGTGAATGGTTGGCGGTCGAGAACCAGGTATGTGACATAATATTCTGCTGTTGCGTCGAAATCCGATTGCGCAAGCCGCGCCCATCCACTTCCATTACTTGTTGTTGAACCTCCTACAAACTTAGACCACAAATCATCGTTCTTTGAGTTTTTGAAAACATTTAAAATTTTACTTGATCTATTTTTCAAATACGCGGATTGGTTGTATGTGTTTATGAGATACAATCCGCTGTTCAAAACAGGTGTTACTTTTTCTCTTAGGATAACCCCGCTACCAACTTCAATTTGAGTTAATCCGTTTATGCTGATTGCGCCCTCTGAACGGATTTCCTCCGTTTTCGGCGTTGCTAGGACATAACTTAATTTGTAAGGCGTGTAATTTGCTGCTTTGTTCGCCTTGACGTAATCCAATGTTTGCGTTGATGCATCTGTGCCATCAACGATAGATACCCATGCAGTTGGTTTAAATGTTGTTGGATCGGCCGTTTTCACTTTCCAACCATTGAAATAAGCTTTAATTTCGTCCCCTGTCGGTGTGTATGTTTCCGCAAATCCTGTATCTTGGTCGGACACTGTAAGAAATACAAAGTTATTGTCGCGTGGATAAGCCAAATCACCTGTTTTATCCGTTCCGGTGTAAGCATCTGTAGTGATTTTTAACAGTGCGCCGTTGTGTTTAGAAACGACCCCTAATCCTTTACCGTTGCTCGCGATAGGTGTCCAAAAAAGTTTATATCCACCGGCATCTGTAACGTACCATGTTGAAGAACCATCCAAAACAGCATCCTCAATCACCTTGCGTTTGAAATACTTGGCATCTTGTTCGAATAATCGATCTGCATCATTGCCGATTTTCGCAAGTTTCGTTTCAAATAGTGCATAGGATTTATTTTGCGGAACGAATGGTTTTGCTGCACTTCCCAGTGAAAGAATTAGATTTTTATATGTGAACTTGTTTATTGTTGTTTGACTTAATGTAACTCTCAATTTAACGGCATTAGAAGGAGTTGCGAACCCTTGAACCGATGGAACCGCCTCTGTAAGAGCAGTTAGGTTGCTTCCTTGTGTTCCGTTAGAATCTACCGGATAAACATAGACTCTAACACCTGTGACCGGGCTTAACTCGCCGCTTATAGAGTAATTCATATTAGGTAAACAAGGGATTTCTATAGTGCAAAGTTGCCCCGTTCCTGTACCATTCAACTCCAACTCATACGGACTGTTTATTTTCGCGTTAGCGTGCAACGTCCACTCGCTAAACGGCGGCAATAAATTCTCCCCCTCCGCCATGATGTATGGATTTTGCAAATGCTGCACACCTTCAACCGAGGGATAACGGCGTAAAACTTCATCCTCTAACATCGTTACAAGGATTGCATCATAATGCTCTTTTGTTACCTCGTACAACGGCACTCTCGGAGCGTGGAGAATAGCTCCCGGTTTTAATTCGAATTCTAGTTCTACATAGTCGGTGTTGATCATTGATGCTGTTACACCGTCCGATGGTTCTGCGTAGGCTAAAACGTGAATTAAACCATTAGAGTCTATTAAACTCGGAATAGAACCCGCTGCATACGGAGATAATTTTGTTACCGCTCCACTCGTATGAGAGAATGATGCTTCCAAACCAGCTATCATAGACCACTCTGACGTGCTTGCATTCCATACTCTCAAATTAGCTTTATTACCGCCAACACTGACCCCGAAACCGTGCCAGTTGAACGTGATCCTTGAAAAATTATCTTTTACCCATTGCACTTTATCCGCAACTGTCGGACGCGGAATGCGGCCTAGTTGGCGTTCCACTTCTTCGATTAGGCTGAAAGAGAAAAGTTGTTGGGCAATCAATCCGCTTGTAAGTGCCGTTGTTGTAGTTACTAACACTCCATCTAATTTAGACCCACTCGTATATCCGGCTACAAATTCCGATATACTTGCACTTGGAGTTTGTAATGACGTTGCGGTATTTGACGATTTGCCCACATGCGGATTCTCCACCGTACTCCCTGATACTTTACCGTCGAGATTAGCAACGCGGATTAACGTTGGGCGTTCTGATTTTGCTGTAAATTTGGCGATTCCTGATTGAATCGTTGCATCTGCCCACTTTAATTTTGTTTTCTTATCTGCTAAAACATAATACTTTAACGGATCAAGCACCGTGTTTTGCATTGGAATTAATGTGCGGCCCTCGATTTCGATATTAACCGGAGCATCGACTCCGCCGTTTAAAACACTAAGGCCGTGGATTAATGTTTGTTTTTGTCTTCCTGCTTCTTCTAACTGTGCGTGTGCATCGGCAATTCCTTGCTCCATCCGATTCATGTTACCAGCACTAAAAGGCGTTCCCTCTTGAATGATATTTCCTTGTGCATCTTTAATACGGTCTTGCCATTGTTTTTGTGAATAAGGCATTCAATTACCTCCTAAACTCTCTTTAATGTGTATTTAAAAGAAATGAGTAAACCGTTTATGTTTGGTTTTACGATGTTATCTGGTTGATCATCGAATACAGCTCCGTCTTGATCAAGTAATTCAAACTTGGTAATCGTACCGGAAACCGTATCATCTAAATACAGATAAATCGTAATAACATCACCTGTTAAGTCTGTTTTATAGATAGGCGTTTTGTATTTCACTCCACCCATCGTATACTGACCTTCTTTGATAAAGCCCTTTAGCCAGTTTTTCATTTTGGTATGTCCACCAGTTGTAATAGCCATTAAATCACCTCTCCTGCAACAAAATTTCCGCAAATCGGATAGCTTTGTAAAAACGACGAATAGACCCCACTTAGTTCAAAGTTGGAGTTGTAATCCTTGCTGATATTGTCTCCAGAAACATAGTCCCCGCAGATTAGATAAAGGTTATCCGCTTTGGAATAAGCACCACTGATTTCTAAAGATGCTTGATAAAGTGCATTCCCATTTATGATTTGTTCCCCACCCGCCATCATGTGGCCAGCGTAGTTTTCAAATGGATACATCCAGTGCTGGTATTCATCGGCTGCAGTTAATTCTCTTTCCAAGAGATATTGCCATTGTGTACCTATTCCGCCTATCCCCACTCGATTTAAGTCAGAAAAGGGAATGCCGTATGGATTACCATCGCCTTTTACCGTAATAAAAAGCATAGCTGGTTCTCCATCAAAAGGGCTGCCTTTAAGACTCCACCCCTCTTGAGCACTAATAAAATACTCATTCAAATAGATTTGTAGGAGCCGATTTATACTCTCGATGTCCCCATCTGATAAGAAGTTTGTCACAATCCTTGTCTTTATTTTCAAGCGATACTCTTCATCGGTAGACAAGCCCCGGAATTCCCCAACGATTTCTTGACCTAATCGATCTAATGCTTTGCCTTTCGCTAAATCAATATCACGCCATTCCTCCATACGGGTTAACGTACTGTCGATATCGTCTAACTGTGAAGAAACAATCGATATTGATTTACCAATCTTACTTTCTTTCGTCTTTTTATACGCATCCGTAAGTTTCGAGAGAATGTTATCTAAAAAAATCATGACACCACAACCTTATCAAAACTCGTTTTAGCAACCTTCCCGTCAGGCACTGTGATATTTCCGGATGTGTATGTTATTCCATCTGTACTTAATTCAACTGTCACATCATCTACAATATTTAGTTCTATAATAGACCAGACAATTTGGTTAATACTCACATTCTGTTTAAGTCCAAGACCTGGATATTCTGTACCGTCCTGACTTTCCCCGCCGATGTAATTTAAGATTTGAGAACGTACTATTTCTATCCCATCAGACGGAAAATTAGCTTTCTTTGTTAAAGTCACTCGTACATAAATCTGAATGATTTCAGGCCGGGTAAATCCAATATAATGCTTGATATTTTTCGAATCGAAAACTTCTACTACCGTTGAACCAAATGACTGTATCCCACCAGCTTTTCTCCCAAAAATAGCATTTGCCACATCCATATCTGTGCCGCCGAAAACAAACGGGGCAATAGATTTAGGGGGAATCCCATCCTTCTCAACCATTGATGTATTCTGGCTTACGATAGCATCACGAACACCAGGCACCTCTAACAGTTCAGCCTGAATGCCTTCTAAATCAGATGAACCTTTATTAGGAGGATAGGATTGATACCTATCATATAGAGCTGCATCTGTTTCTCTATCTGTACCACCTGCTGTTGGTTCTAGATTAATAACCTCGAAAATGACTTCTGGATCGGGATATAAAATCTCTGTAATTTCGCCAGCAGCCACATTCCCTTGCGTCCCTTTTTCTTCTGCATAAATTTCTACGATAGCTACCCCTATTTCATCCAGAACGGCATCTTCCGTTGTCTCAAAATAAATATTCTTTTTCGTGCCCACGATAAAACCAGCCTCTATAGTTGCACCAGGTGTTCCTCTTATTTTCACATTTCCATGAGCATACTCTTCAAGATTCCTACTAATACCCTTGAATCTTACGGCTCGATCAAGAGAAATACCCTCAGCTGTGCCAGGGAAAGAGTTGTTATAAACCTTCTCTATTACCTGCCATACGATAGCTAAAAACCACGCATAAAGACGTATTAAGATGCCAAGAAAAGATCGTGGCGATAGATTGATTGTTTCGCCAAATCCTTCTCTAGCTTTCGCTTCCATTTCTTCAATTAGTTCAGCGTATGTCTTTTTCTTAAATCCATGTTCATCAAGCATATTGTACATTCACCCCCTCCAAAGAAAGTGTTCCTCCATCTGTTTTTCGCATTTCTAGAGAAACGGATCTAGTCCGGTCTTGTGGATTATCCGTAAAAATAACATCTTCAACAGAGGCGATTCTCTCTTCTTGTAAAACTGCTTCAACAATATCTTCATGAGCTTTTGCTAGGTCGGCTTCTTTCCCTAAAAGGTTATCGAAAACCAAGCCATGGTCCGGCTCAAGAAAAAACTCCCCTTTTCTGGTTTGGAGAACCATGCGTACAGACTGGGCTAATTCTTCATCGTCTTCAACCATGACGATATCACCATTTTCATCAACCACTAAATCTCCATCCACTATTTTTGGAGAAAACATATTCTCACCGCCTTATGGAGCAAAGTTTAATATTCCTGTTATTACAGCATCCCTCTGGTCATGAGTCCGGTTAAATTCAGGATCAAAAGGAGTTGCGCCGTTTAGGTTATCGAGTGCTCTTTCTGCAAATTCGACAAAGACCACATCATTTTTCTTTAAAAATGGTTTAAACTCTATTTCGTTTTTCGTATGAATAGTCGCACTTGAGCCATCAACCCCACCATGCACTCCCATTAATCCATCGATTTGCGCTGGAATAGGATGATAGATTTTATACCTCATGCCAAGAATCGGAACATCTTGCAGAACAGGATATTTATCGGTATCTCCATCTGTATCAACCGATAAAAAAAGAAGCTCAACGTCTGCCGTTTGCTTCCCTTCGTCAAAAGATATAACCCTCGCTGGTGCTTGTGTACGGATAGATAACTTGATTCGCCTTTCTAATAGGTCGATAAACTTCGTATCATTTGCCATTAGATCACATTCGCTTCCGTCATAAAATTACCGCCATCACAGTAATGTCGCCCATTTTTGGCTCGATATTTACCATCAATTCCTTTGGACTTCAATTTAACGATGGACGCAACAGCTAGCCGATGTTGAAGAAGGCATTGAACTTTATATCCTTTTCCATTTTCATCGTCGAACGGTTCAGGGCTGCCGATTAAACCGGTTTTTTCTTCGAGTGTAAAACGTTCGTCGTCTCCTTCTTTGATGGAACGAATAATCAATTTTCCACGCTTATAATAAAGAGCAGCACCGCAATCTTTCACGACTTCCTCTAGGTTATTTAATATTTGACCTGTGACCGTATACCCTTTTTTATACGCAACATCTTTCGGCAGCTTCATTTGTGCTAATTTAATCCCTAACACGCTGCAAAGTTTTTTGATGATAGTCGAACCCTTCGTCCCGGCTTTAAAGGCAATCTGCAATTTCTGTTTCTTACCCTTCTCAGCTTTATCCGCTGTTTTAGAGGTGACTTTCACACGGGAATAATCATCGCCTTCTAAGAAAGAAATCGTTGTGATTTTATCTACACCATTTCGATTTGTAAGGACTTTTGTGATTTTCCCGACTGCAATCACACCGTAATCATCTTTATATCCAGCTTGGATTGTACAGGTATTTCCTTTTTGCATTCGGTTTATCGAATCTTTTGAGAGATTATAAATGTCCACTGTGCTTGTATTCGGCTTTGAATCATCATCAAAAGGAACTTCAAAACGTATTTCCAAATCTTCATTAGAGAAGGTTGTGGAATACTTGCCCTTTACCGTTACTTTTATGACACGACCAAACATCGCATTAGAGCTCATCTTCATCACCTACATCATCAATATAAACAAATACCGTCTCACCGAAATTATCAAATGTGATGCGATTCTCTTTTCCGCTTTGATCAAGTGGAATAAGGGTTGGTGCCGGAAGATTAGGGTTAGGAACATCTGACCATAAAGGAATGCCTAACCTGAGTTTTTCCCCTAATACAAGTGATTCTTCATCCGCATCGAAAAGGTTAATGGTAAAGAAATCGCCTATTTCGTTGTAATTGATTTCAAGAAAAAACGATTCCTCCGCTAAGTCGATTTCAAAGCGTTCAGGAATCGTGTTTTTGTCAAACGGGATATAATTTCTCATTATTTCACCCTCAATTTCACGCCAATGGGGATGGCTCGATCAGGATACTTATTCCACTTCCTTAATTGTGGAATGGATGTACCGTACTTTCGTGACAACTCCCAATAGGTATCACCTTTCTTCACTTTATGGTAAACGGCTGTTGTTTTCTTCTTATCAACAGGCTGTTTTTTCCCTGCGTTTGTTTGCTTTTTTTGCTGCGTTTTTTGTTTAGCTGGCACCTTTTCCCACGAAGTATTCACAATACGAATAAATTGTAGTTTGATACTGACTGCACTACCGTTAGATGCTTCATTCGTCCGGTTGTCATCAATACTCAAGATAATGACATTTTTGAGGATTGAACGACCAGTGTAGCTCAGTATTTCACCTTTTTTCATGGAATGTCGTAATTGCTGTAGACGTTGTTTGGAATCCTTGCCTAGCACATATCCATCAAGTGATACGCCTTTAGGCTGTTCTCGAATGTGATCAGAAAATGGAACGCCTTCTTCGACAGGATAAGAGGTGGCCTCAACTGAATCATTGATGTTTTCACTTGTTACTTGCAAATATACATTTCCAAGCTTCGCCATTATCGAACCACCTCAATTCCGTAAATTGAAATAAGACGTTGCCACTGTTCGTCCAACGCCTTTCGTATCGCTCTTTCCACATCAACACTATTGTTACTGTTGCCACTCATATCGATGTTAATGGTCGGATTAAAATTGATAACAGGACGTGAGCCTCCGCTTGAAGATGTATAACTACTTCCTGAACCTTCAGGTGTATAACCAAGCTCCTGATTTGCCTGACCTAATAAAGCGTGTGCGTTTTTCCTCATTCGCGGTTCTGTTGGAATGATGTATTCCTTAAAACCGTTCTCCGCTAATGTAGCGAGTTGCGGGAATCTAGCAATTCCACCCGTTGCGTATTTACGCGCTCCGGTCGGCCCCCAGCCCCTCCTACCATACGGAAGGTCACGACGCCAATTTTTGTTATTAAAGAAGGCGAGTAATTGGTGATATCCATTGAAAATATCTCCGTAACCTTTCATGCGATATTTAGCAAATGTTTGCGGTATATATTGGAGCAAGCCTTTTGCCGGATTTCCGTTTCTGGTATTAACATCACGTACCAAAGGACTTTGTACAATCTTTTGATTTCCCGTGGATTCACGTTGAATCTGTGCGATAATACCGTTTATTTCCGATGGAGTGACAAACTCTTTCATTTGCGCAGCTGCCCGAACGATTTCATCTCTCCACGCAGATGCACTTCCCTTGAAATTACCAATTTCACTAGGAACATTATTTTTGACTGCTTTGAAATCCGCATGAACATGGTTTGTATGAGGGTTTAACCCTGTATACTTTCTCCATGCTTTACCCATACCTGGACCAGCAATCCGTCTGTTATAAATGACGTATTGGAGGTTAGATGCTGTTGTACGTAAATACTCCGCAATCTTAGACATCGTTTCATGAGAACCGCCAATGTCAAAAGCTCTACCATAAGCGTGCATGGATTTGGAGCTTCCACCTACTACATTCCGGTTGTTGTATCCACCCATGAAGTGTGTTTTACCGAAACGAGATTTAACAGAGTTATAGACCGCTTCCACGTATTTCATCATACCGCCGAATCCGGAACCGGGACCAACAGCGCCGGGATCTTTACTTTCGCTTCCAACAAAAGAAAGTCCAGCGAGTTTTTCCTTTAGGAATCCAACTGTTTTATCTTTTAAAAAGCCAACTGAACCTTTACCGAATTCATACATAGCACCAGACATCTTAGGGAACGTTACTCCGAATTCTTTAAATATCTTCGAAGCTAGTTTAGTTGGATTAGAAATATACGACCAAACATCAAAAGCCGCTTCCTTCACATTTCCAGCTATTTCTTTCGTTCCGTCCCATGCTTTACCCGCTATATTTTTGGTTTTATGCGCAATATCGTGTAAGACATTTCCTTCTTTACCCTTTCCTTCTGCACCACTCTTGTAAGCAGGAAGACCAGCATTTAAAAGTGTCATTGATTGTTTGTATGGCAATACCTCTGTTCCTCTAGGAAGGTTCATTAATGTGTCTCTGCCGGGTGATAAGCCAACATGACCGGATGGTGTGCGGTATAGCTCAGGACCTCCACCGTCTCCTAGTATTGCAGGGCCTCCAGGATGGAAGTTCGTGCCCTTTGCGTATTTAGGCGGAGTCCAAGGGGGAATGGTCATATCGTTAAGACCTATCCCTTTCATCGCCCAGTTAATCCCGTCAATTGCACCATTTATAACTTTCTTAAAGCCGCTGAACACCTTGCCAGCGAATGTTCCGATACCCTCTTCAACTCTTCCGGCCATACTACTAATTCCTCTTCCGATTTTACCCGGTAAATCCTTAGCAGCCTGTACGATATTTTTAAAGACTCCAGTCACATCATCTTTAATCATTCCGAACAGTGTCTTGGTTTCTGTTCTAGCTGTTGTCCAGGCGGTCTTAATACTAGTGCCTATCCTTCCAAGCATTCCTCGGATATTCCCGTGTATTGCAGTCCAGATGCCGTTAATAGAATTTTTAAAACCAGTCATAATAGTCTGGCCAAGTAATTTCATTGCTGTGAATCCATACTGAACGGTGTTTTTAACGTTAGTAACACTCTTTGTAAACAGAGTACGCAATCCTGTCCAGAGACCGACAAAAACATCTCTAAACCCTGTAATGAACATTTTTCCAGCACTCAAGATCTTTGCGAACATCATTAAATTGATGAGATTCCAAACAAATTGAATGGCTCCAAAAAATACTTGTTTAACCCCTTCCCACATTTTCGAGAAGTTTCCGGTAAACAAACCGCCAAATATTTTCGCCAAGCCCATAATAATTTTTAGAGCCCCATCTATCACTCCGCGTATATTCGACCAAACAGATTTCACCAATAACAGCACCATAGGCCACATGAATTTCATGACAGACCAGACTGCTCCAAGTACAGTACGGACAATGAAAACAATCGGAGTGAAAAAGTTCTTAGTCGCTTGAAGAATCATTGCACCATTTTCATCCCAAAAGGTTTTCAGTTG